CAGTTCCTGAAGTATTCTGATTACCAGACTCATTAACACCTGGAAGATTAATTGCAGCAGAACCATTGAAGTTTACTCCACCAATTGCTCTTGTAGTTTCCAGTATAGTAGCAGTAGCAGCATTACCACTTGTATCTTGACTACCAGAAGCATTTACACCTGGAAGATTAATAGCAGCAGTACCATCAAAGTTTACTCCTCCAATTGCTCTAGCAGTTTCTAGTGCAGTGGCAGTAGCAGCATTACCTGTTGTATCTTGGTTTAGAGTTGCAACTCGTGCAGCAGCAACAGTACCAGAAGCAATGTTAGAACCGCTTATTGCTGTGATGTTAGCACCACTACCAACGAAACTTGATGCAGTTACAATACCCGCAGCAGAAATATTACCATTAGCATAGATGCTTGCAGCAGTTCCTACATAAAGTCCACTTATCGCAGTAACAACACCTGATACACTTAAGGTTGTAGAAACTACATTATCTGTATTAGCAACACCTGTTAAACCTGAACCATCTCCAACGAATCCACCATTAGCCGTTACAATACCAGAGAATGCTGCATTACCATTAGAATATATTGTTGCAGCAGAACCAACTCGAAGACCATCCGTAAGTGTAGAAATACCAGATGCTACATTTAAACCAAGAGTTGTAATTTGTATTCCTTTGGTTGCAGTAACAATACCAGTCGAATATATGTCCGTTACATTATCGTAATTTAAATTAGTTGCTGTTAAGATACCAGTGAAATATCCATTAGTAGCAGTAATAACACCGACACTCATTCCAATGCCAGATACATTACCCTTGGTCAATACTTCATCTAATGTAGTAGAACCAGATAATGCAGTACTTGCAATACCAACCCATTTAGAAGTGGATGCATTATAGATTAATAACTCATTATCATTCTGTTCAAAAGTTACATCATCAAGGTCTTTAATAAACCCTGCACCACCGCCACCGATGGTATATAATTGCTGCTGAACTCTATTAACAAATAACTTATAGTGCTTTGCTAAATCTTCATGAGTAGCAAATTTCTGGTCAGTTGGTGTAAGAGGGTCTGTATTACTCTCACCAGGATCTGGTTGAATAGGACGATTATTTACTTCTTCAGTTAAAACTTCCTGCTCTTCTTTTAAGACCTCCTGCTTACCTTTAATCTCCTCAACTAAAACCTTAAGAGAATCTAAACCTATTTTAAATTCTTTCCTAACTTCCTTAATATCTTCATCATAATACTTAACCTTTGGAAGATTCTCAATCTCTTCTGTCAGAGCAGTAAAATACCCATCAAAGATATCCTTTGATTCAGTATTCTTTCTATTGAATTCTTTTACTTCTTCTTCAACTCTTTGCTTTAATACATTTAATTTACCAAGTATATTCTTCTTTAGTAATCTATCATCATTTTTATAACCATGTTTAGCATCATGGATTGATAGTGCAGCCTCTCTCAACTCTTTGTATATTTTATCCTTTGCTTCTTTTAAATCCGAAGTTACTTTATCAAGACTAACTCTTTTCTCAAAGTCTTTCTTATCAAGGTCTTCTGTAAGATGATTAAGGTCATCATCAAACTTATCTTTAAGGTCATTAATGTGGTCATTAACCTTACTAAAGTCATCATCAATTACACCAAAGGTCTTACCAATCCAGGAGAAATCTGGTACTTGATTGACCTCATTAACCCACTTTGGAAATTCGGGTATAGATTGTTTTACTGCAAGAATGTCTTCTTTAAGAGATTCTAAATCTGCCTCATAATACTTTGGTTCAGGAAGACTTACAATAGCTTCCTTAATGACCTTAATCTTCTCCTCAAGGTCATCTACCTGTTCATCATAATATTTTATCTCTGGTATATCAGCAGCATTCTGATTTATTTCTTCTCTTAAGGAAGCAATCTCATCATCATAATACTTTATTTCTGGTATCTCTGGAGGTTCTGGAATACTATCCCTAACCTGTTCAATTTGTTCTGTAAGTTTCTCTAATTCTTCGTCGTAATATTTAATCTCTGGAATATCAGGAATATCTTTTCTTACGTCATTTATCAGACGTACTATCTCCGTTAAATCTTGTTGCTCTTCTTCTATTGAGCAAGGTGCAGTGTCAGGCGGTTCTTCTGTAACTTCTTCTTCAGTCTCAACGAACTCGTCAATTGAAGGTAATTCTTTCTCTTCTTTTATAAATTCATCGACTGATGGTAATTCACTCTCTGGTAAATTATCTATCGACGGTAACTTGTCCGACATTTTATGGATACTGAAAGTACTTCGGGATTCCTCTCCCAAAGTTATTTAGAATCTTTAGGTAGTCCGTTCTTTAATAGTTTCTGTAACTCTGCAGTTGACCCAACAAACAGAGCATTATTAACAGTAGATGGACCTTTCTGTTGAGTCTCTTCCTCTACATCTTTTAATTTCTTCTGCAAATCCATTAACTTATCAGTTGCATCAGAGACACTCTTAATTAACTGACCAGCAACTTCATATGCTCTAGGCATCTCACTGTCTTGTGCAAGTTCAAGAATACCATTAATTGCTTCTTGACCTTTTTCTATGATGCTGTAGAGATTACCACGAGTATACTCATAATCTTTTTCAATATCATTTTTAGTAAGTCTATCTGGTTTTTGCTCTGGAGTTATACCAACCTTTTCCGATGGAACAATGGTTGAATCTATATCAAAAGTATCATCTAAATTACTCATCTTCATGTAAACTCTCCACTAAATCCGAAGTCATCACCCATCTCAATGAGTGTATCATCAGCAGCAGTAATTGCCAATATTTCAGATCCTTTTACGTGTGCAGCAGCAGTTCTACCATCCCTACCTCTGTCAACAATAATCTTGTTACTATCAATCTGCTTAATATACATCTGCTCGTCATCAACATCAATATAGGTTTCAGCAGTAAGAGCACTGCCATCATTTACAGTAATAGAGGTCTGTGATGCATCAATATCCTCCGTGAGATTTGTAAGAACATCACCTGTATAATCTTTAGTTGCTCTTGGAGTAACCGTGTATGTAACGTCTCTTTCAACAGATGTGGAACCACCAGCCATATATTTGACACCAACCTTCTTGATGATATCCTTGGTAGCAGAAGTAACAGGACCGAATAGGTATGTCTTTGCACTAAATCTTAATGTGTAAAGTAGAACTCTACGACTTGTAAAATTACCTTCATACTGATCATCCATTGTAACATTTTCAAGTATTACAGGAATATCTCTCTTCTCATTCATTGATGAAAGTAAATTTACTGTTAAATTATATTGTGGCTGAAAATATGGTAATATCTGTTCTACGATTTGCAATGCATCATCGTTTAATTTACACATGACGCTTAACTCAAATTGCATACTATAAGGAACAGGCATGTATGCTTTATTTGTATTCTTTCCAGTGGTCTTATCTTTTACTGTGAATTGTTGAGTTGTAGTTACCTTTCTAGATGAGTCATATGTAAGACCAGTAAACTCAAATGACATCCTTGGTAATGTCAATGAAGTTCTTTTATTGAGGTCTGGTGATTCTTCTAATCTTGCTAAAAACTTTTGGGTAGGACCATATGCCAGAGGTACTTTTACAGTAGAATCTTCTTGTTTAACAGTAATGTCATTAAACAGAGTACCAAAACCAATAATGGTTTTTCTAAAAATTTCGTTATAAAAATATTCAAACATGATTATATACCTCTTGTATTATATTTATGGAGTACCGAATGGGTTACCTTCAGAGAAGTCAAGAATATCATCTGCTTCTGTCTCAAAGACATCATTGTCACCAAATCCATCATCATAGTTAGTTAGGTCAATTAATCTTACAACACGGGATGCACCTGATGTAGAACCTGTAAGAGTTTCTGATATAGAGAATTCTCCCTCTACACTAGATATCTCTATTTCATTTGTTACAGAGTTCCAAGTTCTTACTCTTGCAGTAGCACCACTTGTTCCTCCAGTTACAATCTCATTAAACACGAATGTTCCAGTACTTGTTCCTATTGGAGCAGCAATTGCTATTGTTGGTGGTGTAGTATAACCTGCACCAGCATTAGTTATATGAATAGCAGATATAGTCCCTGCGGTGCTTACGACTGCTGTAGCAGCAGCAGAGACCGTTGAGAGACCCGTAAACGTAACTGCTGGTGATGTAGTATATCCAGAACCACCTCCAGTAACAGTAACAATACCAATGGTTCCATTTGCCATATATGAAGTAACAGCAATACCTGTTCCACCACCACCATAGAATTGCATTTCAGGCCCTGTAGTATATCCAGAACCAGGATTAACTAGGTTAATATTCTGTACTACACTCTTATTACTAGCAGCATCATAACCAGCACCAATAAACAATCCACCACGTAGATATGCAGTTGCTATACCAGTTACTCCACCTGCAGGAGCAGAGGACATTGCAACTCGTGGAGCATATGTATATCCACTACCTCTATTTGTTACAGTAACATATTGAATACCACCATGTACTTG